GGCGCTCAAGCTCGCGGTTCAACTGCGACAGCAACACCACCGTAATACCCAGCTCAAGCGCCAGCGCCTTCAGCCCGCGCGTGATGCTCTCGATCTGGGCGTTGCGGTTGTCGCCATCGCCTTCCATCAGCTGCAGGTAATCGACCACCAGCACGCTCAACCCAGCCTTGCGCTTGATCAGCTTGGCCTTCATGCGCACGTCCAGCAGACGCAAACCGCCCTGGTCGTCGAGCCAGAGATTCAGCTTTTCCAGCACCCCCATGGCCTGCGATAGACGGTTCCATTCGTCGGGCAGCATGTTGCGCGGATTCAGGATGTGCGGCAGCGGTATGCGGCCAATGGCGGCCAGATTCCGATCGTGCAACTGGGCCTTCGGCATCTCCTGCGACAGCACCAGCACGTGCAGCGAACGGGCGATGTGCGCCGCGACGTTGAGCGCAAAGGCGGTCTTCCCCATCTTTGGCCGTGCCGCGATCACGATCAATTCGCCAGGCCGGAAGCCACCGTTCAGCAGCCCGTCGACGTCACGAAAGCCGGTGGAAATGGCCAGCACGCCGTCGGTCTCGCGCGAGGCCAGTGTCTTGGCGTGCTCGATCAGCCCGGCCGACACGTGCGTCGGCTCCTGGCGGACGCGCGCATGGGCAAGCGCCTCCAGACGACTACTCGCGTGGTCGATCAGCGCCGGCGCCTCCTCGGCCGATGCCCGGGCCTCGTGCGCCAATTCATCCCCAAGCGCGACCAGCCCGCGGCGGATCGCACGCTCGCGCACGATTGCGGCATGGCGGCCAACGCTGACCGTGCCCGGCGTGTTCTGCACCAGGGCCGAGAGGTAACCCAAGTCGGCGGCGCTCTGGCCAGCGGCCTGCAAACGTTCAAACACCGTCACGCTGTCAGCCGGCTTGCCCGCGGCGATTTGCCGGGCGATCTCGGCAAAAATCGCGCGGTGGTCGCCAATGGCGAAATGCTCGGCTTGCAGGTCACCAATGCGATCGAAGCAGTCGTTGTCCAGCAGCAGCGCACCAAGCACGGCGTGCTCGGATGCGACAGCGGTAAGGCGATCTTCGGGGCGGTTGTGTGGGAGCGGCGCGTTCATGCTGCGTCTCCGTGCAGCCGGCGTGCCTGTTCGCCGACCGTGGTCAGCGCGACAGCGCCGTCGCCAGCGATGAACCACAGCCGGAACCAGTTGCCGCGGACGGACTTGCGGTGAACCGCCGCCCAGTCCTTGTACCGCTTGGCGTCAGGCTGGCTGTAGCGGGCTTTGAATTCGAGCCAGTGCAGCCGCAGGAACTCCAGCGGAATGCCAACCTGGTCGGCGTATGCGAAGACGGGGTCGTCGTCAGCGATGGACTTGCGTCCGGCTTGCCTGCAGCTCGCGAGGTACGACTGCAACCCGACAGCAGAGCGCTTGCCTCTTGCCGACTTTTCGTCGATCGATTTTTCGCCCCCCTTGGGGGTATGGGGGTTTTATATTCTGTTCCTGTTCCTGCTCCTGATTACCGCATGTCTTACCGCTAGGCTCTGGGGAAGCCTTAGCGGAAGGCTTTCCGAAAGCCTTGTCGAATGCCTTTGCGAAACCCTCTCCAAGCGCATGAATACTGGCTTTCAGGACTTCGTAAGCCTCCCGTTTCAGGTCACATTCCGGGATCAGATCCCACTCTCCGGCCCACGACAGAACGACGTTCGGCGACTCCGGGCGATTGCAATGAATCGCGTTCGGAATCCAACAAACCTTGGCTTTCCAATCGGCTTTCGCCATGCCTTGCCGGAAGACTTCCCGGAAGGCTTCCTCGAAGGCTTCCAATTCCCAATCCAGTTCCTCCGCCATAGCAGCACGGCCAGATCGGAACAAGCCAGGAATCGGACCTGTGTGTGGTCCCGTCAGAAGGAAGACCCAAAGCGCCTGACCAGACGGCGCCATAGGTGACAGATTCCGGAACTTCTCATCGCCCCACATGCGCACCTCGATCTTGCGATAGCGGCTCTTCTGGGCGGGCTTTTGGATTTCCTGCTTGGACATGCTGCCCCACTCAATCCTTGCGCGGTGCGCGGCCGGCCAGCAGCTCGGCAACCGCCTGTTTTGTCTCGACGCACAGCTGCATACGAACGTCCCGGGCGTTGGCCAGAGTCATGCGGTGCAGCAACTCGTTGATCCAAGCAAGCTGCGAAGCCTGCCGCTGTTGGGGCGTCATGCAACGGCCCTCAAGATCGCTGGGTTCTGCTGCGCGAGCTGCTGGAAAGCAGTCATAGCCGCCTGAAGCTGGGCCTGCTGCTGCGCAATCACGTCGACCAAGCGACGCGCCTGCTCTTCGCTGTTGATCGGCTTGGGCTGCTCGTAGCCCGCGTCCTGGGCCTCGAAATTGACCAGCGCGTGGCAGCCAAGCTGCCGACCGAGACGGCGCAGATATGCAACCTGTTCCGGGTCCAGCTTCTCGCGGCGATCCGGGTTCAGGCAGTCCTTCAGCAGTGCGCCAGCAGCATCGGCCGACTTCTCGGGCCAAAGCATGGCGCCGACCTTCTTGGTGCCACCAGCAGCGCGAACGACCTCGCCAAGAGCGTCGTAGACCGACTCGTAGAACAGTTTCTCTTGCATTTCCGTCCCTCTCCGGGAATCGCGGACAACCGCGGACAGACTTCAATCGGCGAAAAAAATAGGATGTGTGCCATCCTCTTCACGTAACGGGTGCATCCCCGCAGATATGGAACAATCAAGCTCCTTAACCTTCTCAACTGCCCACAAAAGGGGGATGCATGGAAAAATCGTTCTATCTGGAACTCGAGCGCGCCGAGCCCGCTGGCACTTTCGACGTGATCAATGGCATTGGTTTGGAGCTCCGGTTCAAGCCTGGCGCGCCGCAGTCAGCGAGTCGTATTTTTCTGACCAGAGAGCAAGCAATCGGTCTGGCCAACCTGCTTCGCGAGCAGGTAGATCGCCTGCCCTCTTCGCCGACCTAATCAGGTACTCGGTCGACACGACCAGGCCACTCCGCGGCGGATTCAGTAAGACGAATCCGTCGCGCTCGAACAGCCGCTTCTCTTCGTCCGTCAGATGGATCTCGTTGGCGCCACAGCTACACGGCGCTGGCTCGCTGTGGACTGCGCGGTCCGATGTGTGCGCGCTAGACGTGCCTTTCGTGTCGTGCTCCATCACGCTGCCTCCCTCGCCGGATCGGCGGGCGTGGCCTGATCAGCCAACTCTGGCCAGATTTCGTGCCAGTCGTCAGGTCGCAAATCGCGGCGTGTAACCGATCCTGCGGATTCGCGCTCAAGCGCAACGCACAGCTTTTCTCCCGGGATCCGTTGTCCATACATGACGTTCCGCAAGAATGCCCAAGTCGTGCCACAACGCTCGGCAAACGCATCTCGGTCGCTAGAGGGGATCGTCTTCAAGAAGGATTTGAGCTTTTCCATAGCCCAAAGATACACCAAATGGTGAACATCAACAACACCGATCAGGGAATTCACCGTTTGGTTTACGCGTGCTGTAATGCGCCCATGACTGAACTCACTGAACTTCGCCGCCGAAACCTTGGCCTCCTAGTCCAGCAGTACGGCCTCAACCAAGTGGCCAAGCGCGTAGGAAAGCCCGCGAGCCAGATCAGCGACATGCTCGCCGGCAGAAAGTCATTTGGTGAAAAGATAGCCAGGGCTCTGGAACAAGCGTGGGATGCTAGGAAGCCGCCACTCTGGCTGGACGCCCAGAGCGGCCAATTCGTAGACGATGAATCCCGCGAGCCAACCGACGATGAGTTCGCTCTTGTTCCGCAGTTGAATATTTCAGCCGCTTGCGGAGATGGGAAGTACGCCGACCACGTTGTGGTAAAGGGCGGCCTCGCGTTCAAGCGGTCCAGTCTGCATGAGTTCGGCGTAACAGAAAAAACCGCGCGGGTCATCTACGCATCAGGTGGCAGCATGTGGCCAACGATACAAGACGGCTGCGTAGTACTCCTGAATACCGTTGACACCAGTCCGAAAGAAGGCAAGGTGTATGCAATCTGCACTCCAGACGGCGAAATTGTGCTGAAGCGGCTAGTCCGGGACTACAGCCCCGCCATCGGTGGTCAGGCCTGGATCATGCGCAGTGACAATCCGGACAAAACCACGCACCCAGACAAGGTTCTACCTCCAGATGACCGCACCATGATCGTGGGCAGAGCAATCTGGAATGACAACCGACTTTGAGCCGTCGATCTCGGAGCCCTCCAAGTTCTACATCGCCCCATTCCAACCACAAACAGGAAACGCGCATGAAACATCGGATTGCCTCGGCTGCCATCGTCGCCCTCACCTTTTGTAGCGCAAATATGTCTTGGGCACAGGCCACTGGTGGGCTCATGGATGTGTCGGCAGGTTTTGTTCAGACCCCAGGCGGTACGCGAAATGTAGTGATCCTGACGACGACCCCGGCAGGACTTAATTATTGCAAGGGCTGGCCTGCAGGCCTGATCCTGAGCAAAGAGAAAATTGGTGGGCGCCCTGGGCTTCAAAATGCGATTGGCTGCTGGAATCGAGAAACCAACTCGAACATCACATTTCGCTACTTTAGTCTTGCCTCCGGTAAGCAGGTCGAGTTCAGCATCCCGTCCGGACAATTGCAGCCAATGAAGATGAACGACAATACCGAATTGTTCTGACCTACTCTTAGTCTCGGCCACTGAAACCAAAGTCTCTTTCAGCGCACTCCGCGTAAATTAATCAGCACTCGCAAGCCCGCCATTTGGCGGGCTTTCTTGTTTCAGCGGTTCCATATCCAGCCCTACCGGCCATTCTGGTGAAAAAATTCACCATTTGGTGTTGACTTTAAATTCACCGTTTGGTGTAATGAATTCCATCAACTCACCGATGGAGTCGCCGTGCAACACCTCAAGCGCATCCCGCGCACCTTCCGCAAACAAGCCGTCCGCGCTGACCAGCGCACGGCCGTCGTGCTGTCCGAGGGACTGTTCTGGTCCGTCGTCGGCGAGTTCACCACCCCAGCGCCCGGCCTGACCCCGGCATTCATCGCATCCGACATTGCGCTCGTCTTCGAGGACGGCAACGTCTCGTCGTCGCTGATCGACAGCTTGGCCGCCGAATTCATCGCTCACCTTGAGTTGCTGGCGTCCTATTCCCTCGACAGCCGGGAGGCAGCATGAACACGGTCGACGACAACAACGCCTACGGCACCACCGCTGAGAAGGCATTCCTCGACCAGCTGGCGCGCAGCAAAGACGCCGCCACGCTCCTGTCGAACTACATCGCCGCCGCTGACAAGCGCGCTGTCTGGCATGGCATCGACAGGACCGAGGTGCTGCTATACGCCGAGCTGCTGCTGGGCAATGCGCAAGCTGCGGCAACCACGGCGCAGCACATGGCGAGGGCAGCATGATCACCGCTCTCAACCTCGGACCGTGGGAAGCCTGCGGCAACTTGATCCGCACGAAGCGCGAAGCCGACGGCAGCGGCGGCTTCCTGGTCGCGGAAGTGCCGGCGAACACCGGCCACACAACGGAAAAGGCGCTGGTCATGGCCGCGGCCCCGGAGATGCTGGCCCTACTTCGGAATTTGATCGACATCGAAGGCCCGCAGCCAGGCAACTCCGAATGGGGCGACAAGGCTCGTGCCGTCATCGCCCAGGCCACAGGAGAGCAAGCGTGAAAGCTATCCGTGCCCTCGCCTTCTGGTTCGCAATTGCCATCGGTGCCGTTGCCCTGTCGGGCCTCTACGCCTGGCTGAACGAAGGCATCAATGCCCCTATCTCGTCGAGATCCGCATGAACTACGACCCGACATCCAACCAACTGCTGGCCGTGGCCAAGCACTCGCGCGCGATCGACATCGCGTGCGCTGTGGGCTTCGTCGTGGCCGCACCCCTGATCTGGTATCTCGCCGTCGCCATTCCCGCCGGCGCTCTGTTCTGACCCACCCACCCTTGGAGACCACCATGGAACAAGTCACGCCCGCGATCGACATGAAGGAAGTCGAGTCGTCGCAGATCCACAGCATCGGCCATGACGCCGAGAGCAGCACGCTGGCCATTCGCTTCCGCGATCGCCGCACCAACCTGCCGACGTCGCTCTACCACTACAGCAACGTCCCCGTCGCCGACTTCGAAGCCTTCCGCGACGCCGAGTCGAAGGGCTCCCACTTCGGCAAGCACATCAAGCCGCACGACAAGAAATACCCGTACGTGAAGGTCGAAGGCACGCCGGCCAAGGCCAACGCCTGATTTCCGCAATCTCAGGAGAACCACGCCATGTCCACCGCTGTCGCTGAAGACGTCCTTGACGTTGAAGCCACCACCAGCGCGCCGCGCACTGCGGCACTGCCGGCCCACCGTCAATCTGGCGCGCAGGCCACCTCCGGCCCGGTCACGCCCGACACCCTGCTTCTGATCGCAGTTGAAAAGGGCGCTGACCTCGAATACATCGGCAAATTGCTGGATCTGCGCGAGCGCGGCCTGGCGATGGAAGCGCGCAAGGCCTACGTCAAGTCGATGGCCGCATTCAAGACCGAGCCGATCACGATCCGTCGCAGCAAGGCAGTCGGGTACAACACACGCGAGGGTGACTTCGTAGGCTACACGCACGCAGAACTCTCGGACGTCACCGACGCGGTGGGCCCGGCCATGGCCAAGCACGGTCTGAGCTTCGCCTGGAACATCCTGCAAGGCAACGGCCTGATCACCGTTGAATGCGTGATCACCCATGAGCTTGGCCACTCCGAGAAAGTCGTGATGTCCGGCCCGCCCGACAACTCGGGCAAGAAAAACGTCATCCAGCAAACGGCGTCGACGATCACCTACCTCCAGCGCTACACCTTGCTGGCGGTCACCGGCATGTCCACCAAGGGCATGGACGACGATGGCGCAGGCGGCAGCGACGACGCTGGCGCTGCCCCGCCCGCGTCCGGGCGCCGCGACGAGCCGCAAGCCTTCTACAGCCAGGAGCGCTTCGACGAGAACAAGGCCAAGTGGCGTGAACTAATTCTCGCCAGGAAGAAGACTCCCGCACAGATCATCGCGACCGTCGAGTCAAAAGGCGTGCGGATGACCGAAGACCAGAAGAACACCATCGATTCCTGGAGTCACGAAAATGACTGACCACATCGTCCACACTTTGCTGCAAGGCTCGCCCGAGTGGGAAGCCTTCCGCTTCAAGTATCACGGCGCCAGCGAGGCCGCCGCCATGCTCGGCCTGTCGCCCTATATGAAGCGCAACGAGCTGCTGCATATCAAGAAGACGGCCATGCCGAAGGAATACAGCGACTTCGTGCAGGAGCGCATTCTTGACCGTGGCCACGAACTGGAAGCGATGGCCCGGCCGCTGGTCGAGGAAGACTTGGGCGAAGAGCTGTATCCGGTCACGTGCTCGCTGGGTGCTGAATCGGCTTCGTGCGACGGCCTGACTATGGCCGGCGACATCGCGTTCGAGCACAAGCAGTGGAACGAAGACTTGGCCGCCAGCGTGCGAGACGGCATCGTGCCCGACAGCCACATGCCCCAGTGCCAGCAGATCCTGATGGTGACTGGCGCCGAGCGCGTGCGTTTCACCGTGTCCGACGGCACGCGCGAGCGTTTCGTCTGGACTGACGTGAAACCCGACTACGCATGGTTCGACCGCATCCGCGCCGGCTGGGCGCAGTTCGACAAGGACGTCGCCGAGTACGAGCCGACCGAGCGTGAAGTCAAGCCCACCGGCCGAACACCGGAAACGCTCCCAGCCCTGTTCGTCGAGGTGCGCGGCCAGGTTACCGCCAGCAACCTGATCGAGTTCCGCGACCACGCCATCGCTGTGTTTCGTGGGATTAACCGCGAGCTGTCGACCGATCAGGATTTCGCCGACGCCGAAAAGACCGTGAAATGGTGCGGCGAGGTCGAGAGCAAGCTGGCAGCCGCCAAGCAGCACGCCCTGTCGCAGACCGCCAGCATCGACGAACTGTTCCGCACGATCGACGACATCAGCGCCGAGGCT